TGTTTTAAATTTATTGGGTCAATGTGATAAAATTCTTCTTGCTCCTCTTGAGGTACATTATTATAAGCAAGGACGGGATAATAGTATTTTTTACCTTTCTTAGAAGCTGCTTCATATACATACTCATAATGAGCGTTAGTAATACCTAAATTAATATGAGGATCAAGGTGAGCACCATCCCAGCGTGGAAGTAATTTATCTTTATGTACTCCATTATGAAATGAGTGTAATTTTTTACCATCATCATCGGAAACAAAGGAGTCATCTAGATCATTTCTATGCCATATTGGAACTTTACCCATTTGATAGTTCCTTACAACGATTATAAAATTCTGCAAACTCTGGAAACGTATTTACAAGATTTTTATTTCGTCTAATATCATATGCAGATTGAAATTTATAAAATTGTTTCATTTCTTTAGTTTTATCTTTATCAATATTAGACTTTGCAAATTCAACTGCTCGTTGCATTTTAGAAATTTCAGTATCTTGAAATCCATGATGCCCTATTAACTGTTCTTTGTTACGCTTCATAAATGCAAGATCATCTTGCATAGTTGCTAACATATCTTTATTAGCAAGTGCTATAGACTGCCAATCAGGATATGTTAAATAACTAATATCTAACCATAGTTTTTTCCAAGTATTTGATCCATGTTCAGTTCGCCATTCTAGAACCCACTCTAATAAATTTCTAAATTTTGGAATACTAAGTAAATTGTAAGTAGCCATTATAACTGTTTTAGACTTCCAATCTAACATTGGAATTTCTGTTGTTACTTTGTTTAAATTAAAAATAAATTTATCGTAGTCTAACCCGTCTCGAATATATTCAGCTTGTTCCCCAACACTTTCAACACTTGTATACAGTTCAAAGTTTTTTACTTTGTTATTAGTTATTAGATCATTACAAATGTCAATTAATCTATCTATAAAAATATCATTTATTCCTAAGTTAGTATTAATACCTAATATTAGATTAGGATTAGGATTATCTTGAATATATTTTAAAATCCTCCAGGTGTGTTTACTTAGTAACGGTTCACCGCCTGTTATACGAAATACTTTTAAATTATCATATAGCTCTGGCCATATTTCCCAAAATGCATCAATATACGGATTTTCGTCTCGTTCTAATATAGGTATTAGATTATTTTTTTTCATATAATCTAAGTTATGTACTTCGTAGTCGCCAATGTCATATCCGCCTTGTAGCTTTACATCTTCCATCCACTTACTTGATATTTGCGGACTACAGTACATACATGCAAAGTTACATGTATTATTAAAACTTACTTCTACATACGTAGGAAGAAACTTGTCGTCTAATGGTTTTAATTTTATTTTTTCAAGTTGTCCTTCATTCCAATCTTCACCACTTTTGTAGTGTCTATCACTAAGGTGCCCTTGTTCTAAATTTTCAATATTCCAGCAATAGTTACATTCATCAGGCTGCTTTCCTTGAAGCATTTGTTTACGCTGTTCTATCTTATGCTTTGTATTATGCAATGCATGTGGATTATCTTTTAGCTCTTCTAGTGTAATAAAATGAGGGGCAGGATGGTGACAACTATGTGTGTGGCCATTATGTAAATGCATAGTTACTTGTGTCCATTTTGCAAGACACATTGAGCAACTGACTGAGTCTAATTGTTCTTTTGCATGTTCGGCACTTGAATTATATAAACTTTTGGACAAGGTTATCCCTCTATATCTATTATTTTATTTTCGTTACGATCAGTATTTTTATATACTACTTTAAAGAATTTGCTTTGTTGTGCATCAAGAGGATTTACTGCAATTGGAATATCTAATTCATCAATGAGACTAGTGCCTAACCCTTGAATCGATTCTAACAAGTTGTCATCATTTATATGTACACTAATAGTCTCGTCCCAATACTTGTTTAAATACTCAAAGTCTCTAACTTGTACATAATCCCAGTCTGTACACATTGTCATGTACAAGCCTTCTCTAGCGCCGTAGATGGCCCATAGACCGTTTTCTACATCTGCACCTACCATTAACCAAATATAAAGCCGTTGTAAGTTTTTCCAATGTAGTATTTTAAATTCGTCTGTTGTAACACGCAACCCCCTGTCAAGTGCCATTTTACACCCTTCACGGAAGCCTGCTCGCCAGGCTTGCTGTGCTGTATGGTTATTAAATACATCACTAAAGCAACTGTTTTGTTGTATGTATTTCATATCCCAACAAAAGTCAACTTGCGCATGTGCATTCTTTGGATCTGCGTTTTCGTGGGTGCGCATGTTAAGTACAAACTCTTTAGGCCAGCACTTGAGACCGCCGTTTCCGTACATTAAGCCGTTGATTTGGTTTCGTCCTGCCCAACTAATAACACAACTATTTAAATCAGTATGCTCGTCAAAATTTAGTTCTTGATTTAAGAAATCTTCTCTAACTATGTTATCAGCATCAACTGTAATAAATCTATCAGTTTCACTTAGATTAGCACATGCTTTATGTGCAGCATCACTACCTTCTACACCATGTACACGCTTTGCCCACGGAATTTTTTTACACAAGTCTGCGTAATTTTTTTCTGCGTTTGGCTCGTCATACGACAAGTATATAATATCGTAATCTGTAACTCTAAATGGTTGACTCATTTTATAACCTCATGTGCGTAACTATCGAAGAATCTTGTTGTGTATATACTTACTTCATCATTATCAAACTCGTGATCGTATATGAAATCGTAAGTTTTATAATTGTTGTTTAATAAATCGTTTAATGAAAAATTTAAAGTTCTGTATAGTATATTAGGATCATACTTTGATGTAATACTAAAGTAAAGGCTGTCATTTTTACTATATAAAGAAGATTGTAAAAATTCTCTCATAGAGTTACTTAATCTAATACTCCAGTAGTTGTCAATTTGATTTTCAATAACTACTATGTCATTATCAATATCACTCAATTCTACAATTTTCTTTCCTAACAGAATCTTCTGTCCTCTCTTAAGAGACTTTAATTGTGTCAAAGTTAACTTACTATTTGGAATAGTTTCGTATATAAAATTAACTTGTTCGCCTTTTTTATCTTTATACCATTTTATAAGCTGTTTAGATTTAACATCGTAAAGTATTGCTTCATATTCTGATGTAAAAAATACAATACCATTCTTTTGTGTTAGTTCATCAGTAATTGTTTTAACACAGTATATGTATAAAGAATTATTATCAAGATACAAGTCTCCTAAACACACATCATCAAAGTCTAAAGTCTGATTAACATCATTATGGAGTTTTACGTTGTCTACAATAAGTTCTACATTATTATGATCAAATTTAGTGTTAATTACTTGATCGGTAATAATCTTATATACTGCATTATTATACCACACATGCTGTCCTGACAGATGTTCTAAATTATCATACCATACATCTACAAATATTCCATCGTATGCTTTCTCATGAATTCGACCTAGACTAACTGAAGATACTGCTATTTCCCAATTAGAAATAACTACATCTTTTATATACACTTCAGATGAAGCTTTTTTAAAGTCTAATACATTAGTTTCAGCTTTTAATTTGTGGACACACTTCTTATGCCACACTAACGAGTTTGCAGGATATGTTACCCCAGGAAGCCAAACGAAAACTTCAATACCTTCATATATTTCTTTTAGTACAACTGGAAGTTTATTCTTGGTAATATTACTATTACTGTACGTTACTGGTAGCAAGTGCAGTAGATTAGACACACTGTTAAGTTCTGATTCGTAAGTAAGTTCTTTAAGAACTAATTGTTTTACACTTACATCATAATCTACTAAAAATTCTTCTACTCTTTTGGAACCTTCTAGTATTTCTTTTACCTGCGTGTGCTGAACTTCTAAAATATCTAGCCCGTCTTGTAATTCTTTTCTATTAGATACTTTATTAATTCTACCGTTTGACGGAGTGTAGTAAACATACGATACGTCCGAAGAAGTAATAGTACCTTCGAAGGCTTGTAATATATCCAATATATCAGACATGCAATTTACTCCTATATCTTTCTAATATTTCATCTGTTACAAAACTATTTTCTGTATAATGGAATATTCCACTTTGTTTGTGGTTTCCTATTTTAATCTCGCAGGCTTTATTAATATAAACGCCTACACAATCTTGCCACGCTTGTACATCTCCTGACCAATTTTGTATTTTAGGTTTCATGTGTGTAAAGCTAGGAAATTTAACTTTGTTATTTGTTATTCTATCATCACAATCTAATATCTTAGCTGCAATTGCAGCACTAACATCCATACTCGATTGTAGAGGAAAGTTTTCTTTAGCGTATTGAGTATAAAACAATTCCCAGTTATTAGATATAAGTTCTAACCATTTATAAAATTCTTGTGCAAAGTCGCATTTTTTAAAATAATGCAATCCTATATATAAATTTGGTAAGTAATTACTTGTAAATACTTTTCGATAATAATCACTAGTTACTAGATCGTTACGATATGTATAAACATTACTTGTAAAAAATACTTCATATTCATTTAAAAAATTCCACCAAAGACTAATATCTTGCAATACTAACATGTCAGTGTCTAACACTAGTGTTTCGTCGTACGGAGAAGCGTGATAAATTTTCCACCTATTACTAATTTTCCACTCTTCATGTGCAGCATCATCAGCAAATGGAATTGGAATTATTTGATCAAATAACTTTACATACTCCTTAGGAACTTTATCATTAGTAATGATGCTAATTAATGTGTCAGTATTAGTTACAGCAAGGCTCATTGCTAATAGACAAGCTTGCTGTACATAATCGTCCTTAGCATTATTTTGTGCTAAAACAACAATACCTCTACTCATCTTCTGCTCCTTCACTTATTATACGCTCTAAACTAAATTTGTTCATAACATGAACACTTTGTCCTTTAGTACGTATTGCATGATATTCGCCAAGGTAATCTTTTTTCTCAACTAAGAATAACATTTCATCATCAATTAGACTCCATAATATATCTTTGTCAATAGTATAATAATGTTTTCCTGGTAACTGGCTTGCAAAATTACCTAGTTCAAAGCCATTCATGATATGAACAGCAATACTAAATGCAAAATCATTTCTAAACAAACCGGAGCCTATTTGATATACTCGTCTATAATGATTCCATTGATCCTTTATATGCTTTATTAAATTAAAAAATATTTCATTTTGCGGAGTTTTCCTAAAGAACACTACAGTAGCCCAATAAAATTCTACACTAAAGTTACTAATATAAGTAAACTCTGTTTCATCTCTAGCCTTTGATACATCGTATGATTCTTTAAACATCATTAAATCTTCTTTTGAATCAAAACAGGATTTAAATAAATCATTTGATACAATATAATCTGTATCTAACAACAATGTTTCATCGTATGGCGATAAATGATATACATCATCTCTAATATCATTTTTAAAAGATGCAGTTTTATATGCCAGTGTACCGTCAAAGAACATTCTATTATTAGTTGTACTAGTAAACTCTAACGGTATTATATGATCAAATACTGAACTATCAAACTCATTTTTTAGATAGTCAACATCTTCAGTTATTATACTAACTGGTATGTCAATGTAGTGCTGAATTCTGTTAGCAAGAAAGACTGCTTGCTTAACATAGTCAAGCTTTCCGTTATTTCTTGCTATTAGTATTGCGCCTTTACTCACTTATCGTACTCTACTAATGATTCTGTTTTTCTATTCTTTTTTAACTTCTCGTAGCCATCGTTATATTCGTTAGAAGCCGAAAAGTACACATCAATAATATCATCATAGAATTTTTCTAAATCAGTAACTTTTGAAGGGAGTTCATTATCATCAGTAAGCACTACATCTTGAGTATTGCCTTTGTCCACTAAGAATCCCACAAAGGTAATTAACTCTTGCGTTACAGTAAACTGACTACCGTTAGCAAAATACAGTAATGATTCATAATATTTTTCTTTGAGCAATCGTTTCTGGTTATTCAACGTAACCATATAATTACTAAAATCAAGTGCTTTTTCTAAACGTTCGTCCATAATAATCTCCTGTACAGTATATATGCGCAGTTTATGATTACTTTGATAGGTTCTGGTAATACTAGACTGACATAACTTATAATAACATCATTATGAAGTTATGTCAACTAAATTTTAGCCCCAGCCAACTGTTAATGTTGCACTAGCACTTGTGCCGTCAGTATTAGTCCATGTTGCAATGATTTGACCTTGTGGGCCGCCGCCACTAGAGCCACCGTACCAGGCAACTGTAAATACTCTTCCATTGGTGCCGCTAGTACTAGTATTAGCAACATATAACGGTGCGCCGCCTTCTTGTGTATAAGACCAACTGCCGCCATCTGGTGTAGGAGTTGCTGTAAATATCGCTGTACCGCTGCTGCCTGTTGCGGGTATGGAGACATACCTGCCGCCTAAGACTTGTGTAGCATTAGTAACAGCTTGTGCAACTGTTATACTTGCTGTTGCTGTTGATGTGCCGCCACTGTCAGTTGCGCTTATGTTTATCGTCCATTCTCCAGCGGACAAGCCACTATAATTTGGATAAGATTGAGATGTTACACTAGGTAATGCAGCAACGATACCAGCTGGATTAGTTGATGTTGCTGTAACACTAATAGGCCCAGTAGCTGTTCCAGTTATGGTCCAACCTGCGCTAAAGACTGTAGTTGTGTCACCGGAACTAGGAGTAAAGTATAAAGATATACTAGGCGGCTGTGGCGGAATGGTAACAGTTAATCTACTACTTGCACTAGCGTTGCCGCCTGGGCCTGTAACGGTAACGCTTTCTTGGAAAGTTGTTGGCGAAGTCTGGGTACCACTATTATACGAGCCGCTTGCTGCCCCAAAGTATTGAGGGCGGAAAGTACCAGTACTACTAGTTGCGTTAGTACTTGTCCAAGTAAACGTTGATGACTGTCCTGTTGTAATAGGATTTGGGCTCCAACTAGCTGTTACTGTTGGTGCTGCTGGTGGCGGTGGTTCTACTGTAACAGACGCATTTGCCGAAGTACTTCCGCCTGCACCGGATACAGAGATATTCTGTGTATAGTATCCGGGAGTATTGTACGGGCCATTATAGAAGCTTCCTGTAGCAGCATTTCCTGTGGGTATATTTCCCATTGGTCCGGTGATACTGATTGAAGTTACGTTACTAACGTTCCAATACAGTGTGTTAAACCCGCCTTGTGGAATAGTTGCAGGCACCCATTCGAATCTTTTAATTATTGGTGCCGGCGGTGCAGTATTTGCAGTTGCCGAGGTTGAGTTTGATCCTGAGCCGCCAGCATTACTTGACGATATACTTGCAGTATAAGCGCCTGATAAACTAGTAGCTACACTTGTGCTGCCGCTAAGTGCAGTAGACGAACCTAGCGTTGTTCCATTTGGATTTGCCCAAGATACACTTGTTGATGTTCCTGTACCTGACGACCAGCTAAGTGTAAGTGCAGCGCCAACGAAAACTGTTGACGGACTAAAGCTAATAGTCGGTGACGGTGATGACGGATTAACTGTAATTGTTATAGACGAAACAGCATTACCAGCACTAAAGGTACAAGTCATTGAGTACGAGCCAGCGGATGCTTTAAAGAATCCTACGACAGTAGATCCGCTTGCTGAAATAGTGCCTGTGCTACTAAAGTCGCCACCTATAGTATATGTTCTGCCTGGTTCTCCAGATACAGTTGCAAGAATAGTCCCATACGGAGCAACAGTAGTAGGCGATACACTAAATGTATTATCTGCTTCTAGTGGCACATATGTAAAGCTTGCTGCTTGCTGACTTCTAAATGTGCCAGCAGTGTCATATACAGAAATAGATGCACTATAATCTTGAGTCGCATTGTAAGCTAAACTACCGTCAGCAGCAGCATTTGAATTCACGCCGCCTCGTCCACCAGTTAGTGCTACTCTTCCGGCATTTGTTGTAGCCCAAGTTAGTGTCGTAGTGCCGCTTCCTGCAGATGATGGATCGAATTCAAACGTATCAATAGTTGGTGTTAGTACAATATTTGCTACGCTTATACCAGTTGTTGACGAAGCAGTATTTCCTGCAAGATTTGAAAAAGCTTGCAATTCAGCAGTATAATCACCAGCAGTTGGAAATGTTATAACAGTAGTTCCGTCTGCGCCAAGAGAAACAAAGTTAGGTACTACACCAGGTATTCGATATCGAACACTTGTTGCAAAACTTGTTGTCCAAGCTAATGTTGATGTTTGCCCAGTATTAATACTTGCCGGGCTTAAATTAAACGTATCGATTTGTGCAAGCGGTGCTGGTGCCGTTGCTGTTACTGTAGTCTGCTGCGCTGCGGTTTCGCCAGTAGCACTTGAATATGCTTCTATTCGAGCAACAAAACTGCCTACGCTCGGAAACGAATAAGTGTTGTTCCCGGATGCACCAACAGAGATAGGAGGGTCTGCCTCGCTCATATTTGGGTTTATAGTAACACTTGTTGCATTTGCTGTTGACCATGTAAGGACCGAGTTGCCGCCTGCAGTAATACTAGACGGTGACCATGAAAAGCCAGTAATACTAGGGCTTAAAGGCGCTGCGTTAATTGTAACGTTTATAGAAGATGTTCCACTTTGATATGGTCCATTAATTGCTTTAATAGTTACAGATACGTTACCAGCCTGTGCAGGTGGAGATAATGTACGTGTTCCATTTGCTGTTTCAGTTACTGCGGATGTTGCGCCATTCGGATTTGTTTGTGTAATATATACCGAAGTAGCTTCTAATGATGTCCACGAAATATTAAAAGTGTCGCCTGCTGTAATAGTTAACGGATCTGCTTGAAAAGCACTAATACTTGGATTTGGAATTATGGGTGTTTGACTAGTATCTGCAATAGCTCGATTAGCGGAACTTGCAACTATCGTACCACTATAAGAATTTGTTCTTAGTTTAATTGCGAAATATTCTGTGCCCTCAGTAGTCAAGTCTGCTACAGCAGATCTAGAAATTATAGCTGTGCCGCCAACAATTGTGACTGTGCCAGTGGTTGCATTGTCTGTAAAATCACTAGCATTTATTCCTGGACCGTAAACAGGACTGTTATAGGTACTGATAGTTGTCCAATATAATGTAGTATTGTCTGGTACACCTGTTGTGGAAACTGAAAATGTTGCAGTATATTGTCCTTCACTAATAAAGGATGGATATACTGGATGGTTAGTAGGATTTGATACTAAAGAATACGTTGGCGGATTAACTGATATGTCACTAATAGAAATAAGATCACTTGTCGCAACTAGATCATTTCGCGTGACATCGGTGAATAATCTTAGCTTGAATGTTTCTGTACCTTCAGTAGTCGAGTCTGCCGCTGCGGCTCTGTATACATATGCGCCGCCGGCGCCAGTTCCTGATAATGAAACACTTCCTGAAAGTGTGCTTCCTTGGAAATCAGCAGCATTTATACTTCCAGAAATTACTTGAGTATCCCAATACAATAATGTGCCGACTGCTACATTAGTAGTACTAACACCATAGTTTAGGCCAGTTTGTCCTTCAAGTAATGTTGTAGCAGACGCTGCACCTATTGCATATGTCGGAATTACTATTGCCGGTTCAACAGTGCCTGTTGGAGATGATTGAGCAATGCCGCCCGGTCCTGATGCAGTTACAACTGCAGATACAGATCCAGCCGATTGCCAAGCAAACGCTGCTGTTCCATTAACGTTGCCATTTCCAGTATATAAGCTACCGTCTGGTCCTGTTACACTATATGATACCGAAGTAGTATTTGTTGTTGCCCATTGCAAGCGTTGTATTGATCCTACATAACCCGGCTGTGGGCTCCAAAATGCCGTTACAGACGGTGGATTATTAAGAATAAGTCCATTAAACACTGCAAGATTTTGTCCTATAGGTGGTGTTGTAATGTCAGCTGTAACAGTTTCGACGCCGTTATATACTACAGATCCTTCAGGTCTTACCAAACTGATTGAACTAGTTAAATCACCAAATACGTCTTCGTCAATTAATTCAACATTAGTATCGCTAAAATAAATTCTAAATTGTATTTCTGTTGAAGATAATTGTTGTGCTGCAATTTGATAGGAATTTCCGCTATATGCGCTACCAGTTTGTTGATAGACTGCTTGGTATGAGCCTGTTAAGTTGTAATTACCTACATTATAACCGCTGCCGACAGCCGTTGAACTAGATGCGCCATTAGCGCCAAAGCTTACTATGCCCATATTAGACAGCAAAGTTTTCCAATCATTAGTTTTAGATTGAGAAAATGCCCAAGTTATATCTGCTGCCATTCTAATCTTACCGCCGGCATTAAAAAAGTGCCTACGGGCTGCTGCTGATAAAAATGTTACTTTAAAAATATGAACTAGAGTTCCGTTCCATGTACCCTGTGAACTTTGTGACCTAGTAATACTAAGTTCAGTGCCGGATGCATCAAGCAGTGATTGAACAGCAAATTGATCTGTTCCAATATTAAATTTGTTACTTTCAATTTGTGTTGCTAGACCTTCTAAATAGGTCATATACGATTCTTGAACTTTGTCAGCACTACCTGATGCAAAATTGCCTACTGGAGTATCTTGTGCAGTAAATGCAGAGGCTCCTACTTGATGCACTCGTGCTCTTACAATATCTTTGTATAACGCTGCGTAATCACTTGCTGCTATTAAATCTGTGTTAGATGTGTTAGTATCATAATCACCTACTACTGATGATGAATTAAATGACTGCCCGTATCCAAATGTAGGAGTAGAAGAGGACGAGGTGCCGAGTATTTTACTAATTCTCTGTTGTAAGTTGTTAAATCGTGTTGCTAAAACAGTAGTTGGCATGCTTAATCGTTCCTCTATACGATATTTATTCTTTTAAGAACCGAGTAAGTTTTTTATGCAGTTAACGCAGTAACCGGTATATATGTTGGTGCATTAACTGTTACATTCGACGTGTCTGCTCTATAGTGTTGTATAGTTGTTGTTAAGTATCCGTCAATATTATTATCAACGAGATTATCATTTGCTATGTCATTAAATTGTATTCTAAATTGTATTGTAGTGTCGTCTAATTCTTTAGCATCAATCGATAGTAAGTTTCCTGCGTATATACCTGAATAACTACCTTGTCCAACCTTTTGGTACACTCGTACATAACTTGATGTCAAATTATAATTGCCAACCGGTTGTCCTATACCTGTATTATTTGTACTTGTTGAATTATGGTTAAAACTTACAGTACCTACTTCCGATAATAATGCTGTCCAGTCTCTTCCCTTTGGTGTTGACGAACTAGTGTTACTTGCTGAAATTCGTATTGCGCCACCTGCATTAAAAAAATGACGTCTTGCATCCATAGTTTCAAAATCTACTTTAAATTCGTGATTAATTACACCGTTCCACTGGCTTGTGCGCTCACTAGTAGTTCCTACCTCTAGTGATGCTTGTGACGAATCCATAAGAAATTTATCACTTTCAAGCTGAGTCATTAGACTTTCAAAGTCAGTAAGTCCCTTTACTGCGCCTTGTGGATCGGTTATTGTTATACCTGATGCATTTATAGTGTAACTGGTTGAATCTGCAATTACATTTAAATTTTGTGTAACTGGTGCAATCTCCGATGGGGAAGGGGAAATCCCTGTTTGGTGCATTCTAGCGTTAACCATGTCTACAAATATCGAGTTTAGATGCTCTGCTGTTGCAGTTGTGCCTACAACAACTTGCGCACTGGTTACACTCTGTCCATATCCAGTTTGGCTGCTGCCATTACCATATAAATTAGATAATCGCGTCTGTAAGTTGTTAAGTCTTGCTGCTGTTAAATCTGCCATGCTGATCCCTTAAACTTTTAGTACGCATTCAACTAACTTTTCGTCATCATCATGATTTGTATCAAGTGCAATTCCTACTAAACTGGTTGTAGCAAGTGTTGTACACACTCCATCTTTCCATGCATATATTGCTTGTCCTTTTGACACAGGACCTGCAACCCTTACAGGAACACGACCTTTTAATCCAATTGCCTGACCATCACATTCACTATTCATTAAGTATGCAGGCTCTAATGATATAACACCAATTGCATGATCGCTTAATGTTGCTGCTCTAGTTTCTGCTTCGCCGCCTACTGCCATTACTGTACCTACTGGATATTCTTGATCAGTTGTGTATTTCTCTGCCAAATCTGCATATCTTGCAGTAGTTGCAGTGCCGTTAAATAAGTTTGCAGAAAGATTACCAGTTGCGTCTCTTGCTGCAATTGTATTATTAGTAGCACTTATTGCTGCTGTTCTAAAATCACTACCAACTCTTAAACTAGTTGCTTTAGTTGCTTCACCGACAAAGTTTACAGCATGTACGTTTTCCCAACGCAATGCTACTGAGCCGATGTCAAAAGTATTATCTAAATTTGGCATGAAGCCATTAGAAGTAATGTATGCAACTGTTGTGTCAACTCCGGCATTATCTGTTGTAGAGAATTTTATTCTACTGTTAACACCATTTGTGTTTGATATAATTGCTTCGCCAGATTGCATTTTTAAAGTAAAGTCGTCGTTAGCGCCAATTACTAGTCCAGCATCAGGTGCTTTTATAGCTGTAGCAAATGTTGTTGCTACGCCCGGTGTTGCTACAACTACAGAGTCAGCACCTATAACAGTCCCGTTAGTTTTAACAAGGTTTGTTGCTGCTGTTGCAGTTCCGTAAAATCTATCAGCTGATGTTGTACTACCAGTTACACTATTTACAAGATTAATACCTTTGTAAACAGTAGTAAACCCTGTTATTGGACTTGCATCATTTAATGTAAATTGTTCTGAGGAAATAATTGCTGTTACTACGCCATTTGAAATTGCTTTTATTATAGACTTAGCTGCTCCATCAGAATCTAAAACAGAAACACTGTCCATTAATGTAGGGTTTACTCCTGCTTGCTGAGGACCTACTAATGTAAAACCTGTACCATTATACACCTTTAGTTGATTAGTTGCCGAATCCCACCAAAAGTCGCCATTAGCTAACCCTGTTGGGCTTGTACCTGAAGTTTCAGAGCCTCCTGTTGCTCGCCACTTAGTTCCGTCATAAAATTTTAATTTACTTGTAGTAGTATCAAACCAAATTTGTCCGGATATAGGCCTCGGTGGTTGATTTGCTCCGCTAAAGTTTTCTAATAAGAATAAGAAATTCTCATTTTGTATTTCGCCGTAACCAGCGTAGTTTTTTCCGATGAATTTTAGGTCAGTTGTTTGATCAACTGTACCATCTTCTACTGTCGTTAAAACCGTGTTACTGTATCTATCTATCTGATAAGCCATGTTTTTTTAAACCCCTAGTACTATTATATTATTTATCGTTTTTAAGGATAGTCAACTGAAGCAACTGCGTCATATTCCCAAATTGTTCCGTTACTAGAAAATACTAGTAATTGTCTTGCAGGAGTAAGTGTAGCAGTACCTGATGCTGTGTTTGACACTGCAACATCTCGCACTACTGACTGGCTTTCTGCTGTAATTTTATCTACAAACACTTTACTAAGTGTAAGTACTTCACCAGTGTCAGGTTCGCTATCATCTCTAATAGTTACATTAATACCACTAACTGTTGCTCCAGCATATGATGTTGCATGTATTCTAGCTACTTTGCCTGTGTTGTCTACTGTGGCAGGATACATATCGTTTATATATGTAGACACTGCTGTTTGTAGTGACGATCCTGAACCTAATCCCGTAACATCCATAGCAAATGTAATTGGCGTTGCTAATACTTCACTATCTACATATCCTTTAGTTGCTGCTGTACTATCATTTGATTCTACTAATGCTTCATTGCCTAGTATGTTAGCAACTCTTGAACTAATTGGAGTCGATAGACCTAATAATGCTTGATTATCTTGTACTTCTATCGGGCCGCCTGCGGTAATATTAATTCCGCCAATGCCTGATGCTATTACGGAAAGTGTGCCGTTGCTTGAAATAGTATTATTTGCAAACCCTAAACTAGCAACATTTAAATTTGCCAATGTTCCTACAGATGTCAATTGGGGTGCAGAGGATATATTACTCAAAACACCAGTAGTTGCACCTGTTGAGGACATCTTGATACTGCCGTTTATTTTATAAACAGACGAAGCTGAACTTAGATCGACATTTTGGTTAAATGTCCATGCAAGTTCTGCTAACTCCCATGTTAACGTCTTATTTCCATCTTCTGAGTTAACAATAATTCCGGCGCCTGTAACAATTGTATCGTCACCAATACTACTATCGTTAAGCGCAGCTAACTCAATATGTTTATCTTCTACTTTAAGTGTGCCTACTTCAATATTAACATTGTTTCCTTCAACAATAAAATCGCCAGTAACTCTTAAATCGCCTTCAACGTCTAGTGTGTATGCCGGTAAACGGTTAGTTGTAAAAATACCTACTTTAGCTGTTCCTGCATCTACATATACTGCATCTACAATTTGGCTTTCAAATTGGCTAGATCGGACTCTAAGACTTAAATCATGATCTCTTAATTGATTTTCTATATAAAACTTATTAGAGATAACCTTTTGCACGTTGTTTTGTGATAGACCAATTGTTAAACCACCTGAGTTTTGTACTGTCAATGTACCAACTGTAGTTCCGTTAGCATCTGATGGAAGGAAAGCGTCAGCAGTTCTTACTACGCCGGCTGCGGTAACAAGTGAGTTTGCTGAATCTGCAATACCTCTAAATTTAAAATTGGTCTTATCAACAATATTAAATCCTATAAAAAGTTTGCCTGTTGGGTTGTCATCAGTTACTAGTGATAATATTCGCTGTGAATAAATTGGAGTAAATTCAATTGCGCTAATTACTGCGGTTAGTGTGCCGCCAACATATAAGTGTGCAACTGTACGTGATCTACTAGTGCTATCAAGAATACTAGTAATTTCAAATCCGCTTTTACCTTGGGAATCAGTATATTGTGGACCCATCAATATTAAGTCTGTACCATCATATGCATAAACTTGATTATTTAGGTTATCAATCCATAGGTCACCTGCGACCATTGTAGGTTGTGTGTTTTGCACATACGGTCCGCCGCTTGCTTTCCATACTGATCCATCATATACTTTCAGCCGTTGTTCAGACGTATCCCACCAAACTTGACCAGTTAACGGATTACTAGGTGCCGCAGTGTTAGCAAAACTTTCTAATAATTTAATAAAGTTTTCATTAAAAGCTTCGCCATAACCTGAATAGTTTCTACCTACAAGTGTTAGGTTAGTACTATTGATATCTATTTGGCCATCAATTAAATTTGTTAATAGCGTCCCGTCTGTTTTGTTTAGCTGATAGCTCATGATTATTTTCCAGTATATATAATATAGTTAGTTGTTAAGTATGGATTCATAACATCTAATGCATTGCCCAAAGATGCATTAGTTTGTATGCCACCGCTTGTTGCAAAGCCTTGAACGCCTGATGTTCCTTCGTCTATTGCTAAGTTAATTGCTTCTTCATCTAAAGGAACGCCTTCGTCTAACCTAATTCCGTAATATTGTGTGCCACTTGGGCCTTCCATATCATGTTCGTGTTCAGGTAAGTTATCAATTCCAATCGATTTATTTTCAGTGCCGCCTGTATTGCCCACTGCGTCTGCGCCAAGTGCAGTAACTCTATTTGCAGCAACGCCTCCCATGTTGTCAGAACCTAGTGGGAATCTACCTCTTAAATCAGGTATCGTAAAATACGATACTCCGTTATCACTAACCAACGACGGGTCTTTAAAGTTATGTTGAATTGCTAACCACAAATCATTATAGTCAGATTTTTTAACTTCAGCGCCATCACATATTAACCATCCTAATGGAGGAGTGCTGCCGCCATACGCAGAAATAATACCTGGTGGATTTAATGGAATTGTTTTTAAGAAATTTCTCTTAGTTACGCGGAACAGTCCTGTATTACCGACTACTTTGTTTATAAGTAGTTCATCAGCATTTTCAACATCTAATTCTACAGTTTTATTTGATATGAAACTGTTTGCAATTCTAACGTCGAATGTTTTAGTGCTTCCGCCTGTTTGTCCATCAAAAGCAAAACTGTTTGGTGTAACATCGCCAGCAACGCCAAAGGTTGTAGCACTTGCTAATTTATCTGCGCTGCCTGCTCTTCCACTAACAGTACCGTTAATGTTGCCTTGTAAGTTTCCGTAAAAGGTTGTTGCGTAAACTTCATTATATTTTAAAGTTGGCGAACCTATGTCTCTTAACGCATTTCGATCCGGTCCAACTGTTCCAGTTGTTATTGATCCAGCATTGTCAGCGCCTTGTTTCATTACAAGATCACCTGCTATATATAAATTTTGCGCAATACTGGCGCCGCCTTTAATAATAGCAGATCCTGTTCC